CAGGAAGTGGCTATCAATTCAGCAAAAGAAATATACATGTCACATGGTGATAATATGCCTGTAATCATGGTGGCTGAAGCTTGGTATCTTCCTAAAGGTAAGTCTAAAGGGAAACATTGCATTGCAATTAATGGGGCAATGTTATTTGAAGAACAATATAAGGATAACTTCTTCCCTTTCGTTAAATATGACTTCAATGAGCCAGTATTAGGCTATTGGGGATCGGGTATTGCAGAAGAATTAAAAGGTATTCAAATTGAAATTGGTAGATTGTTATATCATATCCAAGAATCAATGAGACTATTACAGAAACCAAGAATATACATGGAAATGGGTAGCAAGGTTAATCCTAAACATCTTAACACAGATATTGGAACAATTGTTCCTTACACTGGCCAAGCACCAATAATATACACTGCTCAAACTGTACATCCTGAAATATTCCAGCAATTGGAATCATTGTATCTTAAAGCTTATGAGATAGTGGGCTTGTCTCAGTTATCAGCTAATAGTCAGAAACCCTCAGGGCTTAATTCAGGCCGTGCTTTGGCTGAATATAATGATATTGAGACAGAACGATTTGCTAATATTGCACAGCGATATGAGCAGTTCTTTGTTGATATGTCAGAAGTAGTTATCAAATGTTTATCTAAACTTGGTAATTACAAGGCTAATACCTTTGATAAAATGGCTGGCGTTAAAAGTATCGACTTCAAAGATATCAAGGCTGCAACCGATGACTATGTTATCCAAACATTTCCATCATCTGCATTACCCACAACCCCCGCCGCTAGGCTAGATGTAGTCAATCAAATGGCTGAAGCCGGGTACATTGACCCTGAAGTAGCCAAGCAATTGCTAGACTTCCCAGATTTGGAAGCATTCAGTAGAACGGAACTAGCACCTATGCAGTTTGTATCAAAATCAATTGAATCAGCCTTGCTAGAAGGTGAATACATTGAGCCTGAGCCTTACCAGCCTTTAGATCTTAGTATTAAGCTGGCTCAGCAATATTACTGTTGGGGTAAAGCTAATAACGCACCTGAAAAGAATCTGGACTTGGTAAGAACGTATATCGACGACTGCTTATCACTACAAGCTATGGTCACTGTTCCCGAAGCGGTGTCACCAGCTCAATCAATGAGTCAAGCTATGGTTGACCAGACTCTGATGCAACCACAACAAGCACCTATGATGCCTGAGCAACAACAAATGGATATGGCTAACCCTTTACAAATGGGCTAGTATTTAGTAACTTTTAATTAGGAGAACTTTTTTGATGGATAATATAGCACAAGTCAAAGGTGAAGGATTGCAGATGCCAGCAAGTACAACTGGTCAAGCTAACAGTCCTCAGCAATCACCAGACAAAATCTATGCTGAAAGGCTTAACATGCTCGCTAGACAAGAACGGATTTTTAGACAGCGAGAAGCTCAATTTAAGGATATGGAACGCAAGCTATCCGATTATGAAGGCAAGTTTTCAAAGCTGAAGGAATCACCTTTGGAAGGACTGGAAGAGTTTGGTTTGAAATATGACGATCTAGTGGTCAAAGGAATGACCCAAGATCCGACTGCCAAGCTTGAGTCCAAGATTGCTAAATTAGAGCAAATGTTAACAGAAAAAGATTCCAAGGATAAACAGAGCCAAGAGTCTCAACAGAAAGAGCAATGGATATCTGTTATTCGTGATGAGGTTAAGGAAAAGGATGACTTTGACCTAATCAATACATTGAATGCTCATTCTCAGGTACTTCAAATGATTGAAAGTCATTATGAAGAAACCGGAGAACAGCTTCCGATTGAAGAAGCGGCACAAATGGTTGAATCTGATTTAATGAGTAAACTGAAAATATTTCAGAACTCAAAGAAAATGAGAACATTGTTTGACGTTAAGCAAGAAGAAGCAATGGAACGAGTAGAGGATAAGATGTCTCCTACTTTGTCCAACAATACAAGTAACATTGTTTCTAATAATGGAAATGGTGTTGAGAGTGAACAAGAAAGAGTTAAGAGGGCAATTGAATTTCTCAAGAGCCGTAGGACTTAACTAGTTCACTTTACAATTTAATAAGCCAATAATCATGGAGGATTTACAAATGGCTAATCAAAATCTATCGAATTTCGCTGGTGCGTTAAAAACTATTTATACTGATTTCGGTGTTGAAGATCTAACTTACAAAACTAACCCTTTATATGCTTTACTTCCTAAATGGGAAGAGTTCTATGGAGACAGCCATAAAGTTAATATTCATTATGGAAATTCGCAAAACGTTTCTACAACTTTTGCTAATGCTTTAGCAGGAACCTCTGTTGGTTTAGTTGATGCTTTCTACACAACTCGCCAAACTAACTATTCAATTGCATCTTTAAGCAACGAGTTATTGGAATCGACAAAAAACAATGAAGGTAGCTTTATTACTGCTGCTAAATTTGTTATTGATGGAGCAATGAAATCATTAGCTCGTCAATTAGCAATCCAAGTTTATCGTTCCGGAACTGGTAAAATTGGCCGTATTTCTGCTACTGCTGCTTTAAACGCTTCTTTGACATTAGCTAATCCTAGTGATCATGTTAACTTTGAAGCCGGGCAAGTCTTAGTGGCTTCTACCGCTGATGGTACTGGTTCTGCTAAAACCGCAGTTGCAATTTCAGCAATTGACCGAGTTAACGGTATTTTAACTATGGCTTCTGATGTTTCTGCTGTTCCTAGTTGGGCTGCTTCTGATTATCTATTCCTATCTGGAAACTATAACTCAGGACTAAAAGGCTTAGAATCTTGGATCCCTTATGATGATAGATCTACTAAACTAGCTGCTTCTTTCTTTGGAGTTACAAGAACTGCTGATTCTGCTCGTTTGGGTGGCGTTATTTATGATGCTTCTGCACAGCCTATTGAAGAGGGCCTGCAAGATGCTATGAACAAAGGTTCTGAAATTTGTGAAGTTGAATATGAATATTTGATGATGCATCCAATGGATTATTCTAACCTGATTAAATCTTTAGGATCTAAAGTTCAATATACTAAAGCGGTAGTCAATATGCCTTCTAATGCTAATGCTCAAATTGGTTTTGATGCTGTTCAAATTAGCTATAATGGCGGTATTGTTAAAGTTATCGGTGACAGAAATTGTCCTCGTGGAAGAGCTTTTGCATTGTCTCCTAACTATCTACAATTAGCTTCTTTAGGCAAGGCAACTCGCTTATTTGATGCTGATGGTAACTTAATGTTAAGAGAAACCTCTGCTGATGGTCTACAGATCAGATGTTTCAGTTACTCACAGGTTGAATGTTCAAACCCCGGTGCTCAGTTGTGTATTAATCTTTAATTAACAACTACTTAGGGGCTTCTAGGCCCCTTTAATCTTTAAGGAGACCATTAAAATGGCTAATCGAAATTTTCATCCAATTTACTCGCTGGAGTTCGATCCTGTGATGTTATTTGGAAGATGTACTATCGGTGCTGCTGGAGCCGTTAGCGGTATTCAGGGCAACGGGATTAGTACAATAACCAAAGAATCCGGAACGGGTAAATTCTCATTTACTTTAGAAGACAAATATACAAGATTGCTATCAGCTTCTATTAAAGCCGTAGCACCTTATATTCTAACGGCTGTTACTTCACTTACTGGTAAGTCTGAAGTTCAAACTACGACTTTTCCAGCTAAAGGCGATGCTACATCAGGAGACCATATCATTTATATAGATACTGCTGGTTTATACTGGGGTATTTCGCTAGATGTTACCGGTTCTGCTGATGAGCCAACCGATCCTTTGTGGGTTGCTATTCCTGCTGCTAGAAAAGTTCATGTTGATATCTCAGGGGAGACCACTGGAGCAGAAGTTGCCGCAGCTGTAGAGACGGCATTTGATGCGTTATCTGAAATACCGTTTACAACTGCTGTTACTGATGATGCGATTGCTGTTACCTGTACGTTACGAGGAGACATTGCAATTGGTACTATTTATGATGCCGATGGTACAGGGGCCGGAAGTATTACTAGTGGCTCTACCACTGAAGGAGTTGCTACTTCTATCAATGTTGCTAATAATATTTTTACTGTTGTTGCTCACGGATTTGAAACTGGTCGTAAGATTCAGACTTCTATTTCTGGTGGTGGAACATTGCCTACAGGTATTACTACAACAACTGATTACTTCGTAATCTATGTTGATGCTGATACTTTCAAGCTTGCAACTAACTTAGCTAATGCCGAAGCTGGAACAGCTATTGATATTACTGACTATGGCACGGCTGATAAAACTATTACTTACACGCCTGCTGCTCCTTTTGGCTCAAGTGTTAATAACATTGAAATTACAGATGTTACTCCTGATGTAGAAATACTTGCGGGATCTAAAGTTACGTTCACATGTTATGATTATGCTGGTGCTGCTGTTAACCCTATTGACGGTGCAATTTTATTGTTGTCCTTAGTAGTAAGAAACAGCTCATTAACTGGTAAAGGGGAATAACATGGCTCAGAGAAATTTCCGACCTGCAAATCTTTCTTTAGAGAAAGGTGTGACTATTTTACACGCTCGTTGTTCCATTGGGGCAGCCGGGGCGGTTACAAATATTCAGGGTGAGGGGTTCTCTACCATTACCAAGGAATCAGGAACAGGGGCCTATTCTTTCACATTAGCAGATAAATACAACAGATTGTTAGACGCCGATATTCAAATATCTACGGCAACAACCGCCTCTGCTAATATAGAGATTACTGACACTGCTTTTGATTCTGCTATTCAAGCCGGAACCAAGGTTACCTTCGTTTGCGTAGATTACGCAGGTGCGGCGGTAACTTTGACCAATCCATCTATAATGAATATCAAGGTAATAGTAAGAAACTCTAGCCTTAAATCTAAAGGGGAATAATTATGCCAATAATTTTACCTGATGCAAGAAAAAAAGGTACTTCTGTCGTTGAAATAGGCAAGGCTTATTCACAGAAGAGCAAGCAAGACTATGCTGATTCTGACATGGAAGGCATGAGAAAAGAAGCTGCTATGGTTACGGCTAAGTATTTAATACAAGCTGTTCAATCTGGTGATACAGAGGAATTTGTAAAAGCTTTTAAACAGATGCTTGAACTTTGCGAGAGTTAGTAGTAAACTAAAATTCCTTATAGAACTATCGCCCTAGCTAGTAATAGCCGGGGTTTTTTGTTATTATACCTATAGATTTTAAGGAGTTCCAAAATGGCAACTTTCAATGTAAACGATTTAGTGACAAGAGTCAGACGTAAAGCTGATATGGCTAATACTAATTTCGTTTCTGATGCTGAAATAATTGAGTACATTAACGAAGCATATAATAAATACTATAATAACTTGGTAACTAGCTATGAGAATTATTTTGTAACTTCTGTAGCTATTCCAATGGTAGTTGGCACTGAGGATTATTCATTACCTGTTGATTTATTCAAGGTAAGTGTATTCATCTTTAATGATGCTTCTGACAATAGGTTTGTATTAAGACCATTTAACTTGATAGATTCTAATAGGAAAAAGAATAATATAACATCCGTTGTTACCAATTACATTCTATTTGGCGATACTGTTAAGTTTGTACCACAACCTAAATCAGCTTCGGATACAGTGACTTTGTATTATGTTCCACAACCTACAGCTTTAGCGGCTGGCAGTACCGTTTCTTTGCTTGCCGGTGGTGATGAATACTTGGTATTAGATGCCGCAGTTAGTTGCTTAATGAAAGAGGAATCTGACTATTCAGGATTAGAAATGAAGGCTCAACAAAAGATGGCAGATATTACCACCGTTTTAGCTGGTAGAAACTCAGATATTCCATTAAGAGTATCAGACACCGAGACAATGAATATCGACACTTTCCCATATATTTATGGAGCTTAAATGGTTCCATACCAATGGTTTAAATCAAAATCTGAAGAACTAAACTCGGTACAGAATAGTATTAGGGATGTAGTTAATTCATTACTACCTATTGAATTGCTTAATGGATATTTGCCTAAGAAGTCAACTGGCGAGATTATAACTTATACTATCCTTACAACTGATACTATCATCAATCATGGTTTAAACCGTGACTATGTTGGATATCTAGTAATTGATAGAAATGCTTCAGCGATAGTCTATACCAGCCCTACAGCAAGCTTAAAGAACCGACAATTAATATTAAGGGCTTCGGCCACAGTAACAGTAAAGCTTTTCCTATTTTAAGGAGCTATAATGGCACTCGAAAAGCAGTTAGTCCCAATTAGCTTTGACGCTAAAATGGACACGAAAACAGATCCTAAACTCAACCCCGGGCTAACTAGGGTTATAGACATGTTTAGAAAACGCAGTGGTGAGTATCGAGTTAGATATGGATATTCGGCATTGCCAAGTACAGAATTAAACAGTAATACTTGGAACGAGAACACACATATTACTTCATTTCGTGATGAATTAGTAGCTATATCTAATGATGGTGTGATGAGTTTATCTGACAATCTTGATAAATGGGTTGAAAGGTCTTCAGCTACAGCCGGACTTTCAGAATTTGAATATGCAACAGTTAGCATAGACAGTTTAGGCTATGCAGTACCTAACATCACAAAGGCGGCTTTTTGTCAAGGATTTATGACAACCAATTATTATGTTGTTATCGTAGGTGTTGAGACCGTAAAAGACACTAATGCAACTATCTATATTCATACATTTGACAATAAAACTAAAACACTTTTGAAAACAGATTCCAGCGTATCTATCGGAATTGTTAATCGAGTTGATTTAGCTAGATATACAGTAACAGGTACAGTTGTTGGTGATTCTGTATATTACACAAGCTTAAGCCGTATTAATAAATATGATGCCAGTACCTTTACTTACAGTTTTACGGCTCTAACTACGGCGTCAATTACTAGCACAACAATGGAACTAATCCTAGGTAGTTTTTACGTTGCAATAACCACAGCATCTAGTTTTAAAATAGAAAAATATAATACATCTTTAGCTCTGACAGATAGCGTGACTTTAACAACCGCACCATCCGGAGCGTCCACAGGGGTTAGCTGTATTTGCTTTTATTGCGAGGTTGGTGGTGAGGATAGAGTTGTAGCTGTATCTTTAGACTCAGATAAAAAAGCTAATGGAGAGCTGTTTGATACAGATTTAACCTCTATTTCAAATAGTGCTGCTTTTGTTACTATTTCAACAATACCCGGAAGAGGTAGAGCCTTAACATATGTAGGAAATAATTCCTTTAATGTTGGCATCACTATGTGTTACTACATACCGGGGGTTTCCTTTAATCCATATATTGGGGAATATCTAACATCTATACCATATAGCAATTTTGTTGATGGATATGGGATAGTTATTGATTATAATGATGTGCTTAACAGTGACGCTTTTAATTTCTATTTAGTTAAAACTAATGGCTTGAGAATGTACCCAATTGGGGCTGTTCTTTTAGACTCTGTGTTTGATCCTCAGACACCTGATTTGGAATACTCATTATTTCACCTTAATACTGATTTAGCTTTTACAGCATTAAAAGCAACTTCTTACACAAGCAATACATCAACCCCAATTACCTATCAATTAAACACAGCCTATGTAGATTTATCTGGTACATCGGTAAACAATAATACAGTGATAATTCCCGGAGGTATTTTATCTTCATATGACGGGGCTACTGTTTACAATACAAGTTTTCTATCTTCGGCGATATATTGTTCAATTTCACAAGTAGCTGGAAGCATTACGGCTGATACTTATTACTATTATTTATTATATAGATATGTTGATGCTAATGGTAATGCCACAAGGTCAAGGGTTACCGCTTTAGGTGATTTAACAGGACTTGCAAGCAAAGATCACGTATTAGCAATAACT